ATTTTGTAAATCGTAATAAGAAAGTCCAATATTGGATTGCATTAGAGCCAGATAGTGAGTTTTAATCATGCAATTCTCAAAAACTGAATGGCATCAAGTCGCTTCTGAATTCAAATATGATGTAGATGATGAAGCAATCATAGAAGAATTTGGGTCAGTCCAAAGATTTAAAGAAATCATATCACACCAAGAGCAAGAGTTTCGAAGTAATTTAGAACCTCAAGGTGAAGAACCTACAGATGAGGAATCTGATAAGTTTTGGGACTTTGTTTCTCAGTTAGATTATGATAGAGAAGATGATTGGTGGACTGATAGAAAAGGTGGTTATGATGTCACTTATAAATATGAAGAAAATGATGAATAAAGTGGAGTTTATATTATGTCAGAATACCTATGGGTCGAAAAGTATCGACCAAAAACGATTAGTGAGTGTATATTAAGTGAAGATATTAAGAAAACATTTGCTGAATTTCTAAAACAAAAAGAAATACCTAATCTGTTATTATCTGGTACACAAGGTACCGGTAAGACCACAGTTGCTCGTGCTTTGTGTGAGGAACTTGGTGCAGATTATATCATTATCAACGGTTCAGATGAAGGCCGTCAGATTGATACATTAAGAAACAAGATTAAAAACTTTGCTTCAACTGTATCATTAACTGAACATTCAAATCATAAAGTGGTGATTGTTGATGAGGCAGATTATATGAATGCCGAATCAGTACAACCTGCTTTAAGAAACTTCATTGAAACATTTTACAAAAATTGTAGATTTATCTTTACTTGTAATTACAAGAACAAGATTTTACCTGCTCTTCACAGTAGATGTACCGTCATTGACTTTGCTATTAAGAACGGTCAAAAAGTAAAGACAGCACAGGCATTATTAAAAAGGCTAGGCAAAGTCCTTGATGATGAACAAGTTGAATATGATAACAAAGTATTAGCTGAACTGATACAAAAATACTATCCTGATTTCAGACGGACTATCAATGAACTACAAAGATATTCTGTTAGAGGTAAGATTGATAGTGGTATTTTGTTTAGTTTATCTGAGGCAAATACAAAAGAACTTGTCAAAGTCTTAAAAGAAAAAAGATTTAATGACATGCGTAAATGGGTTATTAACAATCTTGATAAAGAACCATCATCATTGTTTACCACTATTTACGAGTTGATGTATTCTGCTTTAGATTCATCTTCTATACCTCAATCAATATTAATCATTGCTGGTTATCAGTACAAGTCTGCTTTCGTGGCAGACCAAGAGATTAATATGGTTGCGTGTTTAACTGAAATCATGGCTAATTGTAAGTTTAAATAATGTACGAGTTAAAAGATTATTTAAAGGCTATCAATGAAACTAAAGAACCATTGTTAGACACAGAGGATATAATGTGGGAGAAAAAGTATCCTACATTTATTATTAACAGATGTTTGTCTATGTTCTATGATACAATTATGCATAGTAACGAGATGAATGGTTTACATTTTCTACCAAAGCGTATGCAATTTCACTATTTTATAAATAGTATCAGAAAGAAAAAGCGATTTGGTGGAAAGTGGCTTTCGCAAAAGAAAGTCAAAGACCTTGAAGTAATAAAAGAGTATTATGGTTATAGTAATCAAAAGGCAAAAGAAGCTCTTAACCTACTTTCAGATGACCAAATTGAAAAAATAAAAATTGGCCTGAAAAAAGGTGGGAGAAAAAGATGAGTGAAGTTACTATAAATTGGTCGCCAAGTGATATGTTAGAAGTCACTATTAAGCAACCAGACGATTTCTTAAAAGTCAGAGAGACATTGACTCGAATTGGTGTTGCTAGTAGAAAAGACAAAACACTATTTCAGAGTTGTCATATCTTACACAAACAAGGTAAATATTACATAACACATTTTAAAGAATTATTTGCTTTAGATGGTAAGAACTCTACCTTAACTGAGAATGATATTCAAAGAAGAAACACAATAGCATTATTACTACAAGACTGGAATTTAATTGATGTTGTTAATACAGCATTAGTAGAAAACAAAGCGCCGTTAAGTCAAATTAAAGTTTTACCATTTAAAGAAAAGAATGAGTGGAATTTAGTTGCTAAATATAATATAGGCAAAAAACCAGAAGATAGTGCAAATGCAGGTTCAACCGTTTAAAAATTACTTAGAAGAAGCTACAGGCAGTAAAAGATTTTTGCGTTTGCTCATTATTACAGATGAGCCAGATAATGCAAAAGAATTTCATACTGCTGATAGACTTCAAGAAGAATGTAAGAAGTTAAACTATCCGTTTTATCTATTTAAATTAACAGGTGGTTATACCACTTTTGAGGATGGTGTTCGTAGATTTCATAACAAAGACGACAAAAAAGGTTTTGAAGTTGGCGCTATGACCGTTGCTATTGTTCGTGGTTCTATTACACGAAAAGATAGTTGGATGGACTTTGTATCTATTTTAGAAAGAGCTAATGCAACATTAGTAAATCCTAGAACTACAATTAATATATGTGCAGACAAATATAGAACAGCATTAAGACTTGCTGATTATGGTTTGACACAACCTAAAACAAAACTAATTAACGACCCCGAAAAATCAAATGAACAAGTTGCTGACGCAGGCATTAAATTTCCTTTGATTATGAAAACCCTACGAGGAAGTAAGGGTGTTGGTGTATTGTTTATTGATAGTGAAAAAGGTTTAGATTCTATAGTACAATTAGTTAATAAACAAGATGAAGACGCAGATTTATTAGTACAAGAATATATTAAAACAGACTATGATGTAAGAGCTCATGTATTAGGTGGTAAAGTATTAGCGTCTATGAAACGACCAGTTATTGAAGGAGATTTCAGGTCAAATGTTTCGCAAGGTTCAGAACCAGAAAATATCAAATTAACAGAATTAGAAATAGAAGAAACTTTAAAGGCTGCTAAAGCAGTTGGTGGTTATTGGACTGCTGTAGATTTTATACCTAGTAAGAATAGAGAAAAAGAACCACCTTATTTTCTTGAAGTAAATTCATCACCTGGTACTGAGGGTATTGAAAAGGCCACAGGTATGAACATTGCAAAAGAAGTTATTACACATTTTGCAGATGGAGAAAACAGATATACCGTACCGACAGAATGTGGTTTTAAAGAAATTTTAACCATTAAACCTTTTGGCGATATAGTATCAAAATTTGATACGGGTAATTCAGGCATGCCAGTTATACATGCAGACAAATTTAAAATTAATGGTAACAAGATTACATGGACTTTATTAAATAAAACTATTACAAGTGATATTGTCCGTAAAGAAGAAATCTCTGTAGGTGGTTTAAGAGATTATGAAGAAACCAGATATGTGGTCAAACTTGATGTAAGTTTTGCTGGTGGCTTTTATAAAGATGTAGAATTTACCATAGATGATAGAGAAGATAGAACACCTATCTTACTTGACAGAGCATTTATGAAACGACTAAATGTTATGGTAAACCCACAAAGAAAATATGTGATAACAACTAAATATAGTTTAGATTAAGGAGAAAATATGAGTGAAGTGAAAGTGATAAGACTATCAACAGGTGAAGATGTAATTGCCAAAGTTGATAGAGGTGCAGACTATGTAACCTTAGAAAAACCTTTTGTAATTATTCCTCAACAATTAGGACCTGGTAAACCGGTTCAGTTGATGATGAGTTTATACAATGCGTTTGGGAAGGGTGATAAAGTCGAGGTAGCAAAAGACAAAGTGGTTTTTATTACCGAACCTAAAGATGAAATCAAAGCCTCTTACGAACAAAACACAAGTAAGATACTCACACCAAATAAAGGACTTATAACAGAAACTAATTTACCTGGTTAATGGTAAAAGTTAATTTTATAAGAGATACCGAAAAACTTTCGGTAGATATGCCAGCTGGCTATACTCTCATGGAGGCAGCCAAAGAATTGGATTTACCAGAGATACCTGCCGATTGTGGTGGTTGTCAAGCATGTGGTACTTGCCATATTCATGTAGATGATGTATGGTGTGATAAGTTAAAGATAAAAGAAAACTCTTTAGAACAAGACCTCTTAGAGTACGAAAAGAATTATGTTGAAGGTAAGTCAAGATTGGCCTGCCAGATACAATTAGATGATAGTTTAAATGATGTAACGGTGAAATTGATAAAAAATGAACTTCTATAAAAATGTAATTGAACACAAAGGTAAACTTTTAATTCGTGGTGTTTTAAATGGTAAAGACTACAAAGAAAAGATAGACTTTGGTCCTACTCTCTACGCCCTAACACAAGAACACTCACAATATAAAACACTACAAGGTCAGTTTTTAAAACCGATTGAGTTTACCAATATCAATGCAGCTCGTAGATTTCGTAGAGATGTGGCGACACAAAACTCTCCTATCTATGGTCTTGAAAGATATCACTATCAATATATTGGTCAAGAATATCCTACAGATATTGAATGGGATAAAGAACACATTAAAATCTTTACACTTGATATTGAAACAACTTGTGAAAATGGTTTTCCTGATGTAGAAAATCCTATTGAAGAATTATTGTGTATCACAGTTAAAAATCAATCTAACAAACAAATTATTACATGGGGTGTCGGTAAGTTTATAACTGACCGTACAGATGTTACCTATGTGCAATGTAAAGATGAAAAACAATTGATGTTTGAGTTTATGAAATTCTGGATTAAAAATCATCCAGATGTTATCACAGGCTGGAACACCAAGTTTTTTGACTTACCTTATTTGATGAATAGAATTAAACTGATTGCAGGTGATAAAGTTGCAAACAGAATGTCGCCTTGGAATATGGCGAATAGAGAAGAGATTAATGTAAGAGGTAGACCACAAACTGTTTACAATCTATATGGTATTGCCATGTTAGATTACCTTGACTTATATAAGTGGTTTATACCAACAAGACAAGAAAGTTATAAACTAGACTTCATTGGTGAACTAGAACTTGGTCGTGGTAAAGATGACGCAGGCTTTGATACATTTAAAGATTGGTACACCAAAGACTTTCAATCATTTGTAGATTACAATATTCAAGATGTTGAAATTGTTGACGCATTAGAAGATAAACTTGGTCTTATTGACTTGTCACTTACAGTTGCATATGATTCAAAAGTAAATTATGACGATATATTTTCACAAGTTAGAGTGTGGGATACTTTGATTGCAAACCATTTAATGCAAAAGAATATTGCAGTACCACCAAGAGAAGAAAATAGTAAAGAAACAAAATACGAAGGCGCTTATGTAAAAGAACCAATATTAGGTGGCCATGACTGGATTGTTTCATTTGATATTAACTCTCTATATCCACATATTATTATTCAATATAATATTTCGCCAGAAAAAATACTAGGTGAAAGTAGTCATGGTGTCAATGTTAATAAAATGATTGACATGAAAGTACCACTTAATTATCTTAAAACTGAGGGTGCATGTTTAACACCTAACGGTGCAAAATTCAAAAACGATAGTCAAGGTTTCTTACCTGAGATGATGGAAAAGATGTACAATGAAAGAGTTGTATTTAAGAAACGAATGATTAAGGCAAAAAAAGAATACGAAAAAACAAAAGACCCTAAACTTGTCAAAGAGATTGCAAGGTGTCACAATATTCAATGGTCAAAAAAGATTGCATTAAACTCAGCTTATGGTGCAGTAGGCAATCAATACTTTAGATATTATGATGTGCGACAGGCAAGTGGTATTACAACGGCTGGTCAGTTTATTATTCGTTTCATTGAAAAGAAAGTGAACGAATATCTAAACGGTATTTTACAAACAAAAGACCAACATGATTACATTGTTGCGTCTGATACTGATAGTATCTATGTTCGATTTGGTAAACTTGTAGAAAAAACCTGTCAAGGTAAAACAAATGAGCAAATTACAGACTTCTTAAATAAAGTATGTGAACAAAAGTTAGAACCATATATTGAAAAATGTTTTGATGAGTTAGCAGATTATTCTAACGCATTTAAAAATGCCATGGTTATGAAACGAGAAGTTATCGCAAACAAAGGTATATGGGTTGCAAAGAAAAGATATATGTTAAATGTGATTGATGAAGAGGGTGTTAGACTTGCAGAACCTAAACTAAAACTTATGGGTATCGAGGCAGTTAAATCATCTACACCTGGTGTTTGTCGTGTAAAGATTAAAGAGGCAATCAAAGTTATCATGGGTAAAGAAGAAAAAGATTTACATAAACTAGTTGCAGACTTCAAGAAAGAATTTTTTGATATGAAGGCCGAACAGATTGCTTTTCCTAGGTCTTGTAACAATCTTAAAAAGTATCGTGATAGTGCAAACATCTTTATCAAAGGCACACCGATACATGTAAAAG